ATCCACTTCACCCGATAGGTAAATTATGGCAGCCCGTCAATATCGTTCAACTGTTGAGGCTAAGACACTTAGCGCATCAATTAATAATAGCATTGGAAGCATGACAGTTAACACTGCAAGTACACTTCCTAACTCTTTTCCTTATACGCTAGTAATTGACCCAGATACTGCAACGGAAGAAATTGTAACAGTTACTGCGTCAAGTGGTGGTGGTACAACTTTAGCAATTACCCGTGGTCAAGATGGCACCTCGGCACAAGCACACGATTCAGGTGCCGTTGTTAAGCACATGATTACTGCTCGTGACTTACAGGAACCACAGGACCATATTGCTGCCACTTCTGCAGTTCATGGTGTAACTGGTTCAGTTGTTGGTACATCAGACACACAAACTCTAACTAACAAAACAGTTAACCTAACTAACAACACTTTAACTGGCACAACTGCACAGTTTAATACTGCACTGTCTGATGGAAATTTTGCTACTCAGGCTGGTACGGAAACACTAACCAATAAAACTTTAACAAGTCCAAAGATTAATGAAGATGTTGCTGTCACTGCTACTGCTACAGAACTTAACATTCTTGATGGTGTAACTGCAAGTGCTGCTGAGTTAAATATCCTTGATGGTGTTACTACATCTACTGCTGAACTTAACTATGTAGATGGTGTTACTTCTGCCATTCAAACACAGTTAGACTCTAAGGCTCCTACTTCTACCACTGTGACTTTAACTGGTTCACAGACATTAACAAATAAGACATTAACTACTCCATCAATATCTTCACCACTTATAAGTGGAGATATTGATTCACCTGGAATTATTGGTGCAACCACAAATGCTGGTGCTGGACGTGGATTACTTGTTAAACAACCATCAGGTAATGGTTCTGATGCAATTATTCAATTTACTAATAATGCCGCTAGTTCTCAACTTGCTGCGTTAAATGCTAGTGGTGCTGGTGCTTTTACGGTAACAAGTACAACTGCCTACTGGCCCGCAGTCAGACTTAATACTGTTAGCGCAACAGCAAATGTTGTTGTTAGTTCAGATTATCAACTTCGTCTAGCCACATCTTCCGTAAGATACAAAAAAGACATTGAAGATTTAGACCCTGCCACTGCAGATTCAGTTCTTAATCTTCGTCCCGTTTGGTTTAGGTCAAAGGAATCAAGTGTTGATGACGCAGAACAATGGTCACATGTTGGTCTTATTGCTGAAGAAGTTGCAGAAGTTCAACCACGTTTGGTTTTCTTTAACACTGTTGAACCAACCTTAGATGAGCATGGCAATCTTGTATTTGATGAAAATGGACAACAGCAGTTTACGACTTTAGATACACCAACTGCTGAGGGCGTTAACTACGACAAGTTGGCTGTCTACTTGCTTGATATTATTAAGCGTGAAAAGACTCGTTCTAATGACCTTGAACAACGTCTTATCGCTCTTGAGGCTAAGGTAGCAGAACTAGAGGCTAAGTAATGACAGTCAACAATGACATTAGCGAAGAATTTCAATATGATATTTCATACACTGCTAGTGGTTCAGGCTTTGACCTAACAGACGTTGCCTACGATGTTTCTTTTAACAACGTACCATTCATTCTAAAGGTTGATAACCAAAATCCATACCGCCGTGAGACGGCACAGTACAAGAAAGACCAATTTGATAACAGTGCCGAACCAGGTGAGCAGTCGCTTACTGGTTGGTGGGTACGTTCACAAACATCTTGGCACAATGGTGCTGGTATTGAGTTCTACGAACCAGGCTCTGACTACGAACATGTAAGCCACAGATTCTATGATTCTCGTGGTGTAGATGTATGGACTGTTGGTGAACTTCGTTTACACAAAGATGTATTTCATGCCTACGAAGGTACTGCTGGTATAAATGCAGCAACTGGCAACGATGGAACTAATGAAGTTCTTGTATCTGGCGATGCAAACGGAATCTTAAAAAAGATTACCCTGAACGGCAATAGTGCTGCAACAACTTCAAACTATGTAGCACCTTCAACATCTTATCCAGATGGGCATAGCGGTACGGACTTTCCGTTTTACTCAGTAACAACTGATGGTTCTACTTACTATGCTGCTTGCTCTCGCTGTGTACATAAAGGAACCGTGGGAACTGCTGCATCTGATGATGTGTTTTTTAAGCATCATGCCTCAAGTACAACTAATGCTTTTGTTAAGTATGTAAAAGGATTTGTTCTACTAGGGACAGATAGCAAAGTTGGCGTGCTTGACACGACTGCTGCAGCAACTTCAGGCACACACACCACTGGTTCTGCTGACGCATTAGCAAATTCCAAAACTCACATTAATTCTAGTTGGGCTTGGAATGATGCAACTGCATCGCCTAATGCCGTGTTTATTTCTGGTAACGGTGGCAACAACGGTGAGGTTTGGAAGGCACTGTTTGACGATAGCACCAATTCATTGGACATGGCTGGTTCCGTAATGGTTCTTTCATTTCCAGATGGTGAGTTAGTGAAGTCAATTCATTATTACTTGGGATTCTTGGTTATTGGAACTAATAAGGGTATACGTGTTTGTCCAGTTGGCAATGACGGAAATCCAATCCTAGGACCTTTGCTTGTAGAAACTTCTTATTCAGTTAATGGTTTTGCTGAACGTGGTAGTTACATTTATGCAGCAACTAAAGTTGCTGAAGGTGCTAACACAAACGGTATTCTTATCCGCATTGACTTGTCTCAGCAATTTAATGATGGAACATTTGCGTATGCTTATGACCTTGAATATCAATCATCATTAGATGGTGATAGTTCTGATTGCACTGAAGTGTACAACATAGACAACCGTCTTGTTATGGTAATACAAGAAGACGGAAGTGCTGGAGAACTCCAGGTAGAACATACAACTAACTACCGCACATCTGGTTGGTTGCAGACAGGCAAGATTCGTTACTCTACAGTTGAGCCTAAATTCTTCAAGTACCTACAAACCCGTGGTTTAGCATCATCTGGTGACAGTATCGCAGTTCAAACGATTGACTATGCTGGCAATGAGTATGACATCATTACTTTAGATGCCGTATCTCTTGGACAGAATGTTGGATTAACGCAACCTGTTGGTGGTCAAGAGTTCATTGCAATTAAGTACACACTAAACAATGGCTCACCTGTGACAGACTACCCAGTTCTACAGTCCTACCAGTTGAAGTCTATTCCTGGTGTACCACGTCAAAGAATGTACCAGTACCCACTGTCATGCTTTGACATTGAAATGGATAAGTACAACGCACAGTTTGGTTACAAGGGTAGAGCCTACGATGTAGTTCAAATCTTAGAAGAACTTGAAACTACAGGTGACTTTGTAACTGTAAAGGATTATAGAACTGATGAATCCTTCCAAGGTGTAATTGAAGAGGTTCGTTTTACTAACGAATCTTCCCCAGATAAAGACAGCAACGGCTTCGGTGGCTTGTTGTTAGTAACAGTTAGGAAACTATAGTGAGTAAGAAGCAAGTTAAAGATATCTCTGGTCGCATGTTGGCTGTAGTTATCGCATCTGTAATGGGTACCCTTGGTGCTGGTGCACTACTAGGTATTGACACCTGGAAGTCTGCCGCCTTAGCAGCAATCATGGGTGTTGCAGTTGTATCTGAATCTCTAGCCCGTGGCTACCTTGGTGATGGCAAACTAGATGACAAAGAAATCAACGATTCTTTCGCTAAAGCAAACGAGAAGAAGTCTAAGTAGTAATTGAAAAGGAAACTCCGCTTAGGGATTGTTTCTTTTATTGTAGGTTCGTTTATGGTTGCTACGCCTGTAGAGGCTAGTGTCAACTGTAATACGTACACATACCGTGGTGATGATGACTCTGCATTCGCAGCCAACCTACCTTTCAGCCTCTCGTTGGGTAGTACGGAATACAGCAATGTGTATGTGTCAACTAATGCAACACTAACCTTTGGCAGACCTGATGGTACGTACTGGGATTATCCTCAGACACCATCGGTATCTGTCGCAGGTTATGACTGGGTAAGTTTTGGTGAAGGTGCGTACCTTTCGTTTGGTTCAACAGAGAATACTTTCTGTGCCGAATGGAGCGTACGCCCTTTTCCTCAGTCAACAGGTGAACTAACTCAGATACGATTAGTAATCAATCGTGCATCTGATGGTGGTTGGCATGGAGAGATAGTTACCTTTGGGTGGCTACCCGATAACGTAAGACGTGGCATTAGGTTTGAACAGGGTCAACCTGTTGTACCTATGGAAGCAGCGTTTGATGTTAACGGTGGTGTACCTGTAGAGGTACCACCTGCTCCAGTGCCACCATCATTTACTGAACCACCTGTGGTTCCTGAACCAGTCCCAAGTGTTGTACCCAGTTTGGACCCAGAGCCAACGCCAATACCTGAACCTACTCAAAGTGAATCACCAATCCCAGAACCTGTAGTAACGCCAGACGTTACCCCTGTCGCTGAGCCTACACCATCCCCTTCCCAGGAAAGTGTCGTACCAGTACCACCAGTGCCAACCCCTAGCCCTACGGTTGAGCCTGAACCTTCCCCCACCCCAACGGTAACCCCTACCCTTGAATTAGTCCCAGAAATAACCCCAGAACCACAGCCTACAATGGCTGTTCCTGCCCCTGTAAGCCCCGTAGACGAGTTTTTAGCCCAAGTTGATATAGAAGTACCAACCTACCTACAAAACGTTCCTGGTGTCGTACAGTTGGCAAAGGCTGCGGAAGCAATCATGGCTATCGGTAGTGATATGACACCTAAAGAGAGAGAAGAATCTCAAGGTGTCGTAGTCGCAGCAATTATTGTTGGACAGTTAGCCCAAGTCAGGAGACTTAAGTAATTGTTTAAACGGCTAAAGAAATACTTGAAAGAAATCACAGCAGAAACATACACCTTATGCGGTCTCGCCATTGCTTACTTCACGTTAGACGGCAGTGCCAAGAAGGTCACAGGAATCATAGCGATAGTTAGTTTTCTAGTATGGCTAGTAACAATACCACTAAGAGATGAGGATGAAGATTAATGGCTTCACCAATGCAAGACCCAAAGTATAAGGTCACGACACCGTTCGGAGTCAAGGGGCGTTTATGGTCCTCTGGTCGCCATGAAGGAGTAGATTACGCAGCACCAGTAGGTGCAATCGTTGTTGCTCCATGCGATGGCAAGGTTGCAAGGGTTGGTCAAGTGTGGGGTGCTGCTTTTGGACAGCACTCAGTCTTGATGCAAGTTGAAGGTGGTCATCTTCTCTTTGCTCACCTGTCTTCATACAAGGTCAAGGTCGGACAAAGGCTTAAGGCTGGAGATTTCATCGGAAAGGTTGGGAAGGACGGCAATGTCACAGGTCCTCATCTTCACATGGAACTACAGGCAGGTCCAGGCTGGAAGCGTGGCGGTGGTCTAGACCCTAAGGCTATCCTTTCCGCATAAGTCACACCTAAAACTAATAACCCCCCAAGGAGAAATCCAAGGGGGGTTATTTTTTGGCTCTAAATTTAGTGCTAAATTTTGTGCTGACAGTAGCAACCTATGTAGTTGCACTTAGCATGAAGCATGGCAGATACCTGTGTCATATCTATCTTGCTTGCATCTCCTGCATCACGGCAGTTCTTGCATATCATCCGTTACCTCCTGGTTATCATCATCCTTGAATGGCGGAAAGCCACCAAGGTTTCTTACTATTTTGTTTAACGCACGATTAGCAGCCATAGCCGTAGCCTTAACTGATGGTCTGTCACTATCAGTTACCTCATGCAACTGTGTTGAGTCCACGTCCTGAGCGTAGAACAAGAACACTAGGTTCTGTTCAACCTCAGTTAGTTTACTAAACGCATGACGAATGTCAGCACCATAAGCCATCCAGTCACCAGACTCCGATGGAGCCTTGGTACTACGACCCATGTTAGTCATTGCTGTCTCTAGTTTCTCCCAGTTGTCCGTAAGGACACCAGGAATAAGCATCTTAACAAAGTCTTTGCTGTACCAGAAGTTATCTGTTGCGTTGTAACCCTCGGCTACTGCCTTCTCCTTGACACAGTAATCAAGAGCAGCGTTACGTAGGGACTTAGCAATCAACTTGTCACAGGACTTCTCGTCCTGCTCAGCCTTCCACCTAGCAATGTTGTTAGGGTGCTCAGCAAACCATAGCCATAGTTCCTGTTCAATGTCTGCACGTTCTACCATCTGGTACTTGTTACGGTACTCACTGGCAATCTGTTGCACCATGTCGTAGTAGTCGTTGACTTGTTGTTCTTGTAGTTTACGGATGCGACCAGCATCTTCCATTTGGTTGCACACTATTTACCCCATACCTTTCCATCAACAACAAACGTGCCGTCCTTGTGGATAGGAATAAGTTTAGGTGTAACCTTTTGACCGTCAATGTACAGCACACCAATAGCCTGTTGCCAGTTAGCAATGCCACCCTTTAGGTAGGATGCTTTCTTCTGGTCCATCAAGTTGCCAACCTCTAGTCCCCAGATGGTACGGGTTGATACACCTGATACAGATTCGGTGTAGTGCAGTAGTCCTGCTCTATGTGTATGACCACATACTACGGACATGCCAGTCTTCTTAGCCAAACCAAGGGCTGTCTGCCCACCAGTTTGATTCACAGAACCTTCATCGCCATGTAAGAGCAGCCACTTAGGTGCAACTTCCCACGGTTTCTTGTGGTAAGTGATGCCTAAATCTTTTAGCCGAAGGAAGTTCTCTAACTCAAACTCAGGTGCACCAAGTAGACCAGGTGCTCGCTTCATAATTGTGTTGTATAAACGGTCAGTGTGGTTACTACGTGTCATGTGTGTAACCTGTAAGTTTTCTAGTACCTGAACAGTTGCGTCACGGTCACGACCAATGCTACGTTCGTACTCCATTGGTGTGCCCATAGACCAGCGACTGATAGTCTGCATGTCCATCTCATCACCAACAGATACCACGTCATCAGGTTTAAACGCCTTGATAAACTTGGCTACGTTAGCAACCGCACGCTTGTCATGGTATGGAACTTGCAGGTCACTTACAATAACTTTAACCTTCATGGTTTCCCTTTGGTAGTGGTTGATTGCAGTGCATACAGGTTATTATATTCAGGTTGTGTGATTCAAGTATACTAAAGATAAGATTAATTGCTTCTTCAAAAGTATCAAACTTAGCATTGTTAAGGTTACGGTCTGTCAGTACTTCTCTTTTAGTTGCTGGCTTATCTGGTGACCTATCAAGTTCGTACACTCTCTTGTTGAGATTGTCTATTGATATGTTTATGGCTCGCCTAAATTTATCAAACTCTTCACGCTTAACTCTCATCATTGTAGTCCTTCGCCTCAGGGAACGTGTTATCTAAAATCATAACACCAATAACTCCATAGTTGGCGATGTCTACAAACGTGTCCCTTAGGGACTCATTCTCAGGTTTAGCACCTGATTCTATAAGGTTAATCAGCCGTGACATCTTGTCGTATAGCCGTACCTGTAGCCCATTGAGCGGTCCACCTGGCGCATTACGGATGTTGTTAGGACCATAATCATTCTGTTTCTTGATTAAGATATCCCACAATTCTTCATACACATCAAGGGAATCTAACTCAAAGTCATCAGGGTATAGGTCATCCCATGCGGTGAAAGTTACACATGCTTCGCATATGCAGTCATCATCTACCGCAAAGGCATCCTTGTTATCTCCAATGTCAAGGTCTCTCTTGACTCGGTTAAGCCAATCTTGGAAATCTTTAAGCCCATCTCCAAAAGTCTCCCAGTCAGAAACTCTATCTCTTCTTGACTGAACGAAATCATCCCACTCATCCTTGCTCATGCTGATACCTTGCTCCTTAGATAGTCGTACCCCTGTGATAGGTACATTGAATTAACGTCTTCACCCTCTGGCATCTGCAATGTTACTACTGATGAGAGTTCTTTGGCGAGGTTCTTTGCGAAGTCCGACCCTGGTTGGTCACCGTCAGCAAAAACATAGACCGTCTCAAAGTCTTGGAGGATGCGTGAGTAATGTTTCTTCCACGAGTTCGCACCAGGCACACCCACAGCAGGGATGCCACACTTATAGTGCAAAGTAATCGCATCAATCTCGCCTTCACATACCGCAATGAAATCACCTGCCGATTGTAGTGCTGTTACGTTGTATAAACGGGTAGAAGTCCCTGGTAAACCCATGTATTTGGGTTCACTATTGTCCATGCTACGGAACCTGATGTCCACTACACCTGTTGGTGTGATGTACGGAATAACCAAGCGACCAACGTACGCCTCGTGGCTAGGCAGAGGTTCTGCGACCACTCCTAGGTGGGCTGTAGCCCCGTCTGCGAGAGATAATCCCCTCTTGGCTAGGTACTCTTCTGCTAGATGAATGTTTGCCTTGTATGTTGCCACGGCTTTCGCCAGTGATTGTTTCTGCGATTGTGATAGCCTCACGAAATCCCACTCCTTCTTTCTCCATGATTATTTTATATGTGTCACCCTTGACTCCGCAAGCATGACATGCGAATGCGTTCTCTGTTACGTTGACACTAGCAGATGCAGTTGAATCCTCGTGAACTACACACTTAATCTTTTGCCAGCCCCATGTTTCACGTATATTTGTTGCACCGTAGTGTTCAAGCACAGGTTGTATGCTGTGCTTAGTAGTCATAGTTAGAGTACACGCCTTTTGCTAAGGAAACTATTGCTTTAAGGTACGCTTCCTCCTTGGCTTGGGTTGTTACCCTAAGTTGTTTATTATTAGAATCTTCTCTAATTAGTTCTGATTCATACTCTCTCATTTTATTTAATAACACAGCCTGATTGTTACTAGTTAAGTAACGTACTTGCTCAGGTGTCTGAGCCAATTCAAGTAACTGCTTGCATATCTCTTCTTCTGTAATCAATTCATCCATTAGTATCCTGCTTCCTCCAGTAGTTTAAACCACTCCGACACTGGCATAGTAGCGTACCACTTGCCAACGTCTAAAGTGCCTGTCTTCTTATGTATGACAACGCCAGTCTCAGCCTTGTCGTTAGCCATCTCCACCTCAAGTTCCTTGAGCCATGCAGACAACTTCATCTCTTTGTGGTTCTTAACCTCAATAACAACGGCAGGTAGACCAGCGATATCACCACGGTCATTGACTCCGTTGAGTGCACGTCTTTCAACGTGCTTACGTCCCTTACTTACAAGCCAGTTAACTACGGCTGTCTCTGCCTGTGTACCTTTAATCTTAGACTTGTTCATTTCTAATCCCATCGGCTATCATTGCAAACTGTAACTGTTCAGCCACCCACTCTAGTGCACTGCACGCTTCGTGGAAGTCCTGCTCACAGAAGTCATCGCTTATGTCACGGATAACCTTAATGATTTCATAGAAGGATACGTACTGTTCCCCGTCATAGAACACACGAGATATGTGTCTGCTGTCCATCTAGTAATCATCTCTGTCCATGTATAAAAGTAGTGCGAGTATACCAACAAGCCCTAATATAATCAGCCATTCCACCATTGTTCATCCTCTAAGTTCTTTATGAATACTACAAGTTCTTCCCATGGTATGCAATGTTCTATGTCAACAACGTAGAAGTTATCGTCATGCCCACGGTACTTGTCGTGCAGTTGCTTACCTACCCACTTGTCCTTTGTAGATGTGAGTAGTCCAAACATACCCTTAGTCTTGGTAGATACCATGACGTATGCGTATGGCTTCTGCAACTTAGCCTCATACCCTGACACAGTGTCAACTATGATGTTGCCCCAAGGGAAATCCTTTAGTTCAGTGAACTCTATGTTGCGTGACTTAACCTCAAGGCACTCACCTGAATCATCAAGGATAATATCCTTCTCGGTGGCTGTCATCTCTGGTATCTCTTCACGTGACTGCACTATGTACAGGTCAGGTACGGTACAACGTACACCGTTTAAACGTAAGCGTTCTGCAACTATGTCACCATACTTGTGACCCTCAGTCATAGATGCTACGTAATCAAAGGTCACTGCTCACTACCTAAACTAATTCCAGCAAAATCATTGTCACGTAAATTGCTGTATGCCTTGCTGATGTCGTGCATACAATGCAAACAGAAAGATTTAGGCTCTATCTCTGGCAGTACTTTGTAATCGCTATACTTCCTTAAAACCATAGTTACCTTGGCATCGTAGCCACAGGCAATGCATGTATTATTCATCGTGCATCCTCTAGGTCTGCAATGAACATATACTCTGGCAAGAACTGCAACCACACTGGGTTATTACCCGAAGGGTCAGCCTTACCATAGCGGTTCTTGACACTGGCAACACCAAGCATTCCGTCTTGTTGTCCCACCGTAAGAATGAGGGCTGGTAGTTGGTTAACCATTCCTTGGACTGCTGACCTAGGTTGACATGGCGTACCAGAATATCCTTCCTTGGTATGGTGTAGCACTACAACGGCGGCGTTCGTATCACGTGCCAGATACTTAAGTTCCTTGAGCGCACTACGCATCGCACCGAACTCTTCACCACCATCCATGTTAATGTCCATCAAGTTGTCAACAACTATCAGTGCAGGACTATCGCCCAACGTTTCTTCAAGTGCAGTAACCTCATCATCCAAGTCGTTTAAACTAGGTGATGAATCAAATGACCAGTAGATGTGTCGTGCTTGTGCCAACTTTTCCTTGGCTAACTCAGGTTGCTCTGAGATAATCTTCTCTGCATCTGTCTGTGACACACCCTCAATCATGGAATACAAACGCATTGCCATGGTGTGAGCATTGGTATCTGCTGATACGTACAGTGTTGGTGCTTGCATACGCAAGGCTAGTGCTAGAGCAAGTGTTGACTTACCTGCACCAGGTGTGCCAGCAATTAACGATACCTCTGAACGTCTAAAGATAATCTTATTCTGTTCAAACGTACGAAAGACTGACGGCATTGGCTCGCCACCAATGTCTGAACGTCCTACCGAACGGCTTAATGTTTTCATTGTTCCTCCTTGTTAAGCGTGGGATGTGTGGACTTGCACCACATGTAGGCTTTCGGACCTACATCCCTATTTGTACTGACTGGCTTCCCCTCCAGCAGGACAAACCTATATTTAGTTATGGTTTCCTAGCACCCGATGTTGCTAGAAACTGTTCCACTCTGGTGTGTTGCGGTTAGCAAACGTTGGTGAGCACTGGTCTGGTGTGCCCTTAGGTGTTGGGCAGAAGAATGCACGCCATTCTCCCTTAGCACCTGTACCTGTACGTCTAACCATTGCACCATGAATGCACATCTTATCGCTACCACTAGGTGCTGATGCCTGTACTGGCGGTGCCTTAGGTGCAAACGCTGGTACTTCTGCAACAACTTCCCCACCTAGAGATGCCTGAACAATAGCCACTGGGTCAGTTGCTAGTACACGTGGTGCTGATACACCAGTAAATGCTTCTTCCAGTGTGCTGATTGCATCAGGTCCACCCTGTGCAATGAGAGCATTGACGTTAGTGATTAACTCTTCGGCACTGTCACCACGTGCTGTGATGATTGTGCCCTTGCTTGTCTTTACGTTTACAACGTAGTTCTTTTCCATTACTTATCTCCATTCTGATACTTACAATCGTTAGTAAAATTACACATCTTGCAGTGGTCAAAGTTAGGTATAAAGATACCAGCCCTTCGTGCCTTGTCAAACATTCCCACGATTTCTGACACGGCTTCACGTGTCCACTTATCTAGGTTGATTAACTCTGATACTGCACCCTTACGTGCATCCCAGTATACGCCATACTTAGGACGTACACCGAACACTTCCTCCATGGCTACCGCATAGATACCCAACTGAAAGTCTGACGAGGGCATACGTGCACCAGACTTAATGTCCAGCACCACAAGGTTGCCGTCAGGTAGTTCCATCATGCGGTCAAGTGCACCCTTAACCATGACACCATCAAGGTTAATGTTGAATACTAATTCAATGGCAGGTACACCTTGAGGTGTAACCCATAGTGACATCAACTCTTGGGTAGTACGAAAGTTAACCCAGTTGTTCACCATGTTTAAGCCATTGGCTTTCCACCAGTCCCCGTCTTCCTTGTTGGGATTGGCTATGGTTGCACGTCCACCAGCACGCCACTGTGATGTGTCTTCCTGCCCCTGTACGGCACGCTGACGGTCTAAATTCTCTTGCCAGTACCGTAACCACAACTCTTCAGGCGTAGCCTGTGTGAGGGTCAATTCTTCCTGCTTCATCTTAGCCATTATCGTCCCTCGGTTTCCCATAGTTGACGGTCATAGGCTTCGGTTGCTTCGTGAACAGCAACACCACCAGCCAACCACCATGTCTGACCTTCAGGGACAGCCAAAGCCTTGGACAACCAATACTTGTGACCACAAGAATTGTATGTACCTATCTGGCTATGGCTAACGTGTACGGGTAACTCATACCCATTGACCTTAATCATTTATCCTCTTGTTTCTTATGTTCGCCTTTATGGGCGAACCTATTATTGGTTCTGCCTTAGCAGAACTTATGTTGTTGTTGTGTTGTTAAGTTATAGTCCATGTTTAGGTGTCTGTCAAATCGTACACGGCGTGTCGTGGGAGCAGTGATGAAACATGGAGGTGAAAAAATCACCGCTCAACCACGACAGCCATACTTATTTTCCCATAAGTTTTACCTCATGTCAAACAAGTCTCCTTGTATTTCGTCACTATCTGCGAACAACTTGGTAGGTGCAAGCACCTTGAACACCCTTGCTGTGTCACCAGTCTTTAGTGCACGAATGTTACCTCGTCCCTCGTAGTCCTTGGTAGCCATAGTATCTGACTCATAAGGTCCGAACAGGAACTGTCCAACGCCTTGATAGTTCACACCTACTACGTAGAGTTCACGTTCACGGCGCATCTCATCTATCATCTTCCAGATAATCTCTGCCAGATACACCACGTCATGGTGCTCTTGCTCAAGGACATCTGCGATAGCCTCTAGTTCTTTCTTGCGTGTCCTCATTGAAACCTTTTATTGCCTAGTTCTTTTATCAAGAACAGGTTATCTTTGTATAGTTTTCTTTGAGAGATAAACTGTAAGACTATGATTATAAGTAGGATTGTTTTCATTGTTCTGACAACACTTCTTCCTCTAGTAATGCACCTTGCATTGTGAATAGCAAGCGTTCAAATGTCTTGCGGTGCATGAAGAAATGCGTGTTGCCTAAGAACACTGATGCGTGGTCAGGTTCAACCTCAACGTGTATCTCTTCGTATACGTCTTCCTCTTTTTCAACTGTGCTGATTACCATTACTTCTTAGTCCAATCATTTTCTGGTAAGTCCAATCTTATCTTGCGTTTATTGCGTATGACACGTCTCTCGTATGGTGTAGTGCCACCCCAGAAACCATACTTCTCATGCTTGATTGCGTATTCTGCACACTCAACAAGGATGTTGCAATTAGAGCAAAACTCTTTCAAGTCTGCTACTTCCTGTGCTGTCCTCTTGTTGTCATAGTCCTGATAGAACACATCCACACCCATACGTGCGCAATTCTGTGTGCCGTCATAGTTCGGATACTTAATCGTCTCCATAAGTTTTTTCCTCCAGTTCTTCTGACTCTATCTCTCCATGTTCAGTGCATTCCCAGTAACGGTAACCGTCACGGTCATCTTGCCACACCCAATCACAATGCATAGTCTCACTCATTGTCTGGTCTCCCCTCGCAAGCGTGCCAGGGGTCATTCAATCCACACCGCTTGCATACGTACACCTCTTGTGTGTACACGGTGTGTAGTTCATCATCATCTAATTCATACGGTGACATCAGGTCTAGCCTCCTCTAGTATGCCCTGTGCGTACCGCAACATAGCGTGTATCTCATCATCTGTACTTATGTAATCAAGGATTGAGAGTTTAAGTATCGCATCACCCAATTCATCCTTGAATTCATAGAATGTAACCGTGCTCTTATGAAAGTCCACGATAGGTATGTATCCATACTCTGTGTCTGTTGGGTTGTTGATACTAAATCCGAAACCGCCGTCTCTATCCCAACTCTCACCTATTAGTTGAGACATAAGGATTCTGTTGGCATAGTCAGGGGCTTTAGACCTGATACCTGCTTTCCAGATAGCACCCTTGAGGTCGTTGTGCCACGTGTCACCGCCCCAATGAGAGTATAGATACAACACATCACCGCCCTCATCTACTACACCGAAACTAAACCTGTCTCCCATTGTTCATACCTCCTCTGATTACAATGTATTCGTCATACGTTTCGTCACTTGCCATACGTACCATTAGTTCATCTAGTTGTGCGAACACGTCTTGCTCTCGCTTAAATAGTTTCATTAGTTTCCTCCATTTTTTCTAGTATCTTAAATAGTTCATCACTCTTATTAGAGTAATCCTCCTGGTATGCCTCTAAGTAATCGTCAGGCACGTCCCAATCTTGCGTATCAGTATTAAAAAAGTAACCGTTATTGAACACCGTCCAAGCGGTTTCCGAATCAACCTCCCATTTTTCTGAAAGTGAATCATAAACTACTACATAGTGGTATTGCATTAGATAGCCTCCTCGTTTCCGTAGATAATTTCCCATTCGGATTTAAGTTTGTCTACGCCTTGTATGTCTAGCCACTCTCTTACATTCATTTTAGTATTCCTCCATTAGTGCGGACAGGATAGATAGTTCCTGCTCTGTAAAGTGTAACTCTAGTTTGTGTGTCTGTTCGGTAATTGCATCAAACAATTTTTTATCGCTTATGCTGTCTGCGTTGTAGCCTAAGCCACTAGCCCAATCCTCAAAATCACTAGCGTACTGTAACGTGCCCCTGTCTGATAGCAAGGCGTGTAGTACGTCCTCACGCTTAGGTGATTCAACGTGTGCCTTGCCCTGGTAGAAAGGGGTAGCAAACATTCTGTCACCGTTGCGCTTAAGGATACATTCGTACCCGTCCATACCTTGCGCCCACTTAGGTTGTTCGTCATAAGTTCTAGTGCTATCAACTGTTACGCCGATAGAGTCTAGGTAATCTGTTATTGCTGTTGTCATTTGAAACCCTCCAGTTTCTATTTTCTTACAGGCTAGGTAGCCCACCCGTACACCGTGCCGTAGCACGGGGTACAGGCTAGTCACCTAGAGTGTGGCGTATACCGTGTTGTGGTTATGTTCTGGCAATTCGCAACAGGTGTGACACATTCTTTCTTGCGCCTCTTTAATGTTGCTCTCCGTTGCCTTACCTATAAACCAGTCACACTTAGCACACCTGATAAGTAGTGCCCCAGTCTTTACAGACTCTCGCAATACTACGTCCATTTTATTACCTCCATTTTTGTTAGCGTTGTTGCTAACTATTACAACTATACTTGTTAGGTACAGGCTTGTCAAGTACCCTTGATTTTACGGCGTGTCTAGTTGTTCCCATAGAATTCCATTTGTTCATCATTCAATTCGGTGTCCTCTACCTCACCAATAAAGAACATAAACTCTGCCTCGTTAAAGTTGTCCCATTGGTGGTCATTTAACTTGTAAAGTTCTTGTAGCGTAGCCTCGTCACAGACTATGGTTACTTGCTTACCTACTAGCGGTGTCTTATTCATTGTGTTACCTCCTCGGCGCAAGATGTGCATACTACCTCGTCATAGTAATCTGACCAAGCAGGGGCTAGTTGGCTTATGTTGTCACGCATTACGTCTAAACAATTAGGACATTGTAATCCGTCACCTTGTCCCTTGTCCTCTGCTCTTACTACATTGTGTAAAGTTTTCATTGCGGTTACCTCCATAACCTAGTCATTCACTAGCACATAGTGCTTTTCTCTTAGGTGTTCACGGAATCTCCGCTTAGCCTCTGTCTTGTCGTAGCCGTAGTAAGTTGTGTGTTCTAGCCACACGCCCCACCCTGCCGTGTCTCGTACCATAGCACTTAGTTCTAACGCCCCATTATGGGGTAGTCTGCGTACTGTAATCATTACGCCACCTCGCAATACTCATAAGCGTGGTCACAATTAGCGTGCGCCCACCCCGTAGCGTAAGTGCCATTGGCTATCGCCTCGTCCATAGCATTGGCGTATTCTTGCATACCTTGCGCTAGTGCCTTGTGAAATTCATCTTGACTTGCGTATCCGTTGTACATTTTGAAACCTCCATAGTTTCTGTTGTTGTTATTAGTTAATCGGTGTCCCTGACAGGTGTCAAGGCTATCGGAAAGTCTTTACTAAATCTTTACTATTCTGTTATCAGTTTGTTATCTATCTTTTCCTGCCAAGAAAATTAAACTTGCAAGGGATAGGATTAAAACCCAAGAGTAGAAACTATTCATTACCCCATTACCTCCAAGTATCTACCATAATCTAATAGCCTGACATAATCTTGAAACTTATTCCTAGCCTCGGATTCGCTTAAGTCTTTATAGGCACAACCGTATTTACACCCCCGTAATTCTGTGGTCAGGTATAAACCGTATTCGGTTTCTTTAACTGTGATGTTCATTGTGATACCTCCACTCTAAAATCCTCTACCGTAGCCTCGCCGTGACCGTGTAACGGGGTTACCGTGTACCGTGTCCGTCCGTAGGCTTGCTTTACATCTGTAATCTTGACCGCAACTTGTAGCCCGTTGGTGGCTAGTAGCCCCTCACGCCCGATTAGTTGCGCCATTTGTGCCGTTGTCATTAGTAATTCTCCTTGTCGTAGAAAAAGTTAAAGTCTCCCTGCCGTCCCCTGATTACTGCGGTCAGCAGGTATTCAAGGGCTGTAAGTTTTTCGTCTATGGTTTTCGCCTGAATTATCTTATTGAATGGGGCATAGAGATACATTGAGGAATCTCCCGTTTCCAACTCTTGCCAGTACGCCCTGCGTAGTGTTGATAGTCTGCTCTCTTGTTGGCTGTTCATTAGTTGCCCTCCTCTAGTGCCTCTAGTTCGGTGGCTATCCAGTTAATAACCTCATTGGCAGACATTGACCAACCGCCGAACTTTTCATAAGCCCCGTCTAATACCTCTTGAATTGTTGTGTATTCTGTTTCTGTTTCCATTGTCTAACCTCCATTAGTTTCTATCTGGCTAGGGTTTAGCCAACCCCTGCCCCGTGCCGTGTGACACGGGGGAGAGATAAGCCCCCTAGAGTAGTTCCCTCATCATCGCATTAAGTTCACGCTTGGACAGTTTCGGGTCATTGAATAGCACGCCGTCACTAGTGCTTATGTATCCGTAGGCATCGGTGAAATCTTGGAACGGTGTCCGCCCTTTATAGTCAACCATAAATCCCCGTGCCTGTTCGTATGCTGCCCAGTCATTGTTGATGAATAGGGATACGTTCCAGGTCTCACGATTTGCCCAACCGTTGTAAGTCTTGCGTGTTGCTGTCTCCATTGTCTTGCCTCCTTGTTTGTTCTGACCTCGTCAGACACCGCCTCACGGTGTGACCCCTTGCGGGGTTTCGGTCTATTCTGTAACGGCTAGAATCTCCCTAACCATTGTATCGGTTAGCCCGAACTTTTCCGCCAATTCCTCAACGGCAATCTCTGCCACTTTGTCGGGTAGTCCTGTCTGCCCAATCCAACGGGTCAAGCCCTCAATTACGAAATTAATTTTTCGCATCTCTAGAATGTCACCTGTCATTGTGTGCACTCCTGAACTTGTGTTCATTCTTTCCTCCTTGTTTGTTCGGGTGTTTCCCTTACATCTCAAACAATACGCCCATTCCCTGCACCTGTCAAGCCCAATGACACGAATTCGGGAAACTTTACCAATTCGTTATAAACTTTCATAATGTGGAACGGTGCAAGGTGTCCAAGTTGTGCGCCCATTTGGAGGGGGGAGACTGTCCGCACTCCCGTACTTGTTTCCATTTGTTTGTCAATGCGACACGCCGATGTTTATAAAATCGTTATAAAGAATTTTTACCCCTCCCCGTCTGGTGGGATTGGATACACTTCGTCCACAACTTGTCCACACCTGTGGATAACCTGTGGAAAACTGTTTGACCCACCCCCGAAGAATCGGCGGATGTAATATCTATATAGACTCCCATTAAATATTTTTTGCAGTATTTTGGTAATAGGCACACAACTAAAAACCCATTGAAATAAGGACTTTGAAAAATAGTTTATAACAATTTGATAACGAAACGTTACAGTCCCTTTGTAACAGGGTTAGTATATATGTAGGATAAAATAACATAAGTGCGCTTTGGCGCACACAATACAATGGCAGCCTTTTGTGGCTGCCTAACATAACCAAACAGCCCTTTCGGGGCTGTTATTGTGAGCGCCTTTGGGCGCTCTTATATAGGTTCTTTTTATATCATTTTATTTAGACATGATTTAGCGGTGGATGCTAAATTAAATTAACCCACTTAGGAGAGCCAAATGGCTAAAGGTGACAAGTTAGATATTCGTAATGCAAAGCGCAGCGCCGCCAAACTAGCCAAGGGCGAACTGCGAGTTTCCAACTCACAGGCATCTACCACGAATCAACGAGCCAAGGCACGTGTTAAGAGTGGTATGATGGAAAAGGGAATGAAAGTTACTTCTAGCGGATTTAAAACCACAAAGAGTAACTCAGCCCGTCAGCCTTCTGTAGCCATCAAGACTGGCATCAAGGGTAAGGTCAAGGCTCAAGGTAAGGCAATGTCCAAGGGTGGACTTAACTACTCAGGACGTAAAGGCAAGTAACTAGACAGGATAACTTCATATGGCAGCCAAGGGCGGTGCAGAGCACCATAATGTGGTACGCCTTAGAGAAGACAAAGCCAAGGTTATAGCCCACGTAGAAACTGGCATTGAGGTGCGAGCCGCTATTTCCATGGTAGGGCGCAAGCCCGATGTTCTAAAGAAGTGGCTCACAGACCCTGTGTTTGCCAAGGACTTAGAGATAGCACGCACCAAGGGTTCAGACCTTATGAAGGTCACCCTGGGAAGCGAGAACGGCAAAAACATTGACTTTGCCACATTCTCCAAAGAGTTCTTAGGTAACGAAGTATTCCCTCACCAGCAGGACTGGATTGACGTTCTGGAGGGAAGGGAGCCTAGTTGGCTCCATCCAGCCATGTCCTACGAAAAGGGCAACAAGAACCGTATCTTAATTAATGTGCCACCTGAGCACGCCAAATCCACCGTAATCACCGTAGGCTATTCCACCTACCGTATTGCCATGGATTCTAACGTGCGTATCATTGTGGTGTCCAAGACTTTAAATAAAGCCCGTGAGTTCGTCTACTCCATCAAGCAGCGACTCAGCCATCCACGCTACGCCAAGTTACAACAGGTCTATGGACCTGCTGGTGGTTGGAAAGAAGACTCTGACACCTGGAAGACCGATACGGTCTACCTAGGTCAGGAAGCCCGTGACTCCTCCGAAAAGGACCCTACGCTTCAGGCTCTTGGTATTGGTGGTCAGATTTACGGTGCTCGTGCAGACCTCATCATCCTTGATGACGTTATCACTACTGCCAACGCTCACGAGTGGGAGAAGCAGTTAGAGTGGCTTCAGAAGGAAGTAATCACCCGTCTGGGTAAAAACGGCAAGTTGCTTATTGTTGGTACCCGTATCGGAGCGGTAGATTTATACCGAGAACTTAGAAACCCAGAACACTGGTCTGGTGGTGTCAGCCCGTTTACACGTCTGGCTATGCCAGCCGCACTTGAGATTCACGATGACCCTAAGAAGTGGGTTACCCTCTGGGAGCGTTCAGACCGTCCGTGGGACGGCGATGACGATGCTCAGCCAGATGAGGATGGTTACTACCAGAAATGGGACGGACCAGCCCTCTTTGCCAGACGTAGCGAGGTAACAGCCTCAACATGGGCTTTAGTTTACCAACAACAGGACATAGACGATGACGCAATTTTTAATCCAACGATTGTTAACGCCTGTGTTAACCGTATGCGTAAGCCTGGTCCTCTCCGCATGGGAGCGCCTGGACATCCACGAGACGGACAATGGGTCACACTAATTGGCATGGACCCTGCTATGGCAGGAAAGACTGCGCTAGTTGTCTACGCTGTAGACCGTCAGTCTGGTAAACGCCTAGTCCTAGATGCTTACAATATGTCAGACCCAACACCTGGCAAGATTCGTGCAATTATTGAAGACTGGATTAACACCTACCGTCCAGTAGAACTGCGTATTGAAATCAACGCCCACCAGAAGATGTACGAGGTGGACGAAGAGTTCCGCCAGTATCTGGCTAATAAGGGCGTAAGGTTCTCTAGCCACTTCACTGGTAAAAATAAGTGGGATACTGACTTCGGTGTGGCTGCTATGCAGGGCTTGTTTGGTACTATGACAAGTAACAAGCACAACCGAGATAACCTCATTGAACTACCAGACCCTCAGTACCACGAGGGTATCAAGGCTCTAATCAATCAGTTGATTACTTGGAAGCCTGGAACTCGTAACCCTACAGACGTTGTGATGGCTCTGTGGTTCTGCGAGATTAAAGCAAAAGAAATGATTCAGCACTCAGGAACTCAAATCTACCACGCAACAAGTCGCTTTGTTACTCAGCGCCAGATGGCGCAGCAAGCAGTTGTTAATCTTGACGATTTAGCAATGGAACAATTTACAACTTATCTTTAAGGATATTCATGGCACTCTCAATGGAACAGGTCGCTGACAAGGTACTTTACCTACGCCAGCGATACTCAGTTCGTGACCAGCGCATGGCTGATATCACTGCTGTACGCCGTGGTGACATGGTATCGGTATACCCTGACATGTTCCCTGAGGGCATGTCTAAGCCAATGATTGCCAACTTCGTTGACGTTGTTGCTCGTGACTTGGCTGAAGTATTGGCTCCACTGCCATCGTTTAATTGTCAGACACCTGACGTAACATCTGACAGGGCAAAGAAGAACGCTAACTTGCGTTCCATGATTGTCAACAACTACGTTGAATTTTCTGGGTTACAAACCCAGATGTATACAGGCGCAGATTGGTATAACACATATGCCTTCCTGCCGTTTGTTGTAGAGCCTGACTTTGAGGCTCGTATGCCACGCATTCGTGTAGAAAACCCATTGGGTGCTTACCCAGAATATGACCGCTACGGACGATGTGTTTCATATAGCAAGCGTTACCTAAAGTCCATTGGTGAACTTATCGTTGAGTTCCCAGAGTACGAACGCCAAATCCTTGGTGGAGAAGACCGCAGAAACATTGACCTCGGTACTCTACTTGATTTGATTCGTTACGAGGACAAAGACCAGGTAATCCTGTTTCTTCCACAACGAGGAAACCTTCCCCTGCGCAAGGCTAAAAACCCACTAGGTAAGATAAGTGTGCGTATTGCCAAGCGTCCAGGCATTGACACCGAAGACCCACGTGGTCAGTTTGATGATGTCATCTGGGCACAGATTGCTCGTGCTCGCTTTAGCCTTCTTGCCATGGATGCTGCTGAGAAATCAGTTAACGCACCTATGGTTGTTCCACAGGATATGCAAGAGTTTGCATTTGGTCCTGATGCAGTCATGCGCACTGCCAACCCACAGGGTGTTCGCCGTGTTGGTCTAGAGATTCCAATGGGCGCATTCCAAGAACAACAGATTCTTGAACAAGAAATGCGTATGGGTGCTCGTTATCCAGAGGGTCGCTCAGGAAATATCAACGCATCCGTAATTACGGGTTCTGGTGTTCAGGCACTTCTTGGTGGCTTTGATTCCCAAATCAAGGCTGGTCAGCAAATCCTTGCAGAAACATTGCAAGATGTCATGGCACTAGCCATGGAGATGGACGAGAAGTTATTCCCTGGCGAAAAGTCAACACAAATGACTTTCAACGGTGCCCCTTACATTCTTAAGTACAGTCCAGAAAAAGACATCAAGGAAGATTACAGCGTGCAGGTACGCTATGGTCTGATGTCAGGGCTTGACCCATCACGTGCCCTTATCTTTAGCCTTCAGGCTTTACAGGCAAACTTAATTTCACAAGAATTTGTAATGCAAGAACTTCCATGGAACGTAAACGTATCCAAGGAAATTGAGCGCATTGACATAGAGAAGATGCGTAATGCACTTATGGGTGCATTGAGTGCTACCTCACAGGCAATCCCACAGATGGCTGCCCAAGGTCAGGACCCATCAGATATCGTAATGAAGATTGCTCAGACCATTGACAATCGCCGTAGTGGTAAGAGCGTTGAAGATTCTGTTCTGGAAGTATTTAAAAAACCAGAACAACCAGCACAGGCAGCAGTAGAGCAAAGTCCTGAAAGCCTTCTACAACAGATGGCTGCTGGTCCACAAGCCGCCCCAGGCGAGGGTACTCCAGTTGAAGCACAGGCACCCGAAACTATGGGTGGTGCTCCTGTCGCAGCACCCCCTGGGGCACCTACTATTCAGGATATCCTAGCGCAACTAGGTGGATAATGACTACAATCATTGCCATCAGAGATAGCAAAGGATTTACCTTTGCAGCAGATGCACAAGTAACTGATACAGAACGACCATATCAACATAAAAGCATGAAGAAGATTGTTGAAGTTGGCGAATATGTAATGGCTGGTGCAGGTAACTCACGTTGTTGTGATGTTATCCTATATGGCTGGCAACCACCGAAGTATGACAGTTCAGAAGCCTACACCTTTATGGTGTCTAAATTTATTCCCGAAATGCGCAAGCAACATGAAGATGCTGGCATAACCCTGAAAGAGGATGAAGACTTTGTATTCCTTATTGGATTTGGAAATAGGGTCTTTCATGTCGCATCTAACTACGCTGTGCTTGAAACAAACACGGGTGTTTATGGAATAGGCACTGGTGCGGCTTACGCACTTGGTGCTATTGCGCATGGCGCAACACTACAAGAAGCAATGAAGATTGCTAAGAAGTTTGATATTAATACTGGTGGTAAAACCCAGATAGTTGAAAGAGGACAGTAATGCCAAGAGGTGGACCACGCACTCAGCGTACAAACACTGAAGCCAAGCCAGTCTCTGGTCCAGGAAGTCTTTCACAGCGTACTGACATGAATCCTATCCAGCCAGGACAAGTTCCAACTTCGCAGGTTCCAGTTGTACCACCAGTTCCAGTACAGCCACAAGGTGGCTCGGCAGTTCCTGGAATGAATAAACTTACTCCGCTATTTGCTCCAACTGAACGTCCTAATGAACCAGTTACTGAAGGTTTAAGTGTTGGTCCTGGCACCACACCAGAACCTGTTCAGACTGGTCGCTTTACCATTACAACTCAGTATCTACCAGAACTACAACGTCTTGCACAAATCAAGGAAACACCTCAGATATTTAAGACCTTTGTTAAATATGTTGAGGCAGTCAATCGTTTGGATGACATAAATGCTACTGGTCAATAACATAACATCGTTTCTTAACGTCTTTGGTGTTGAGGAACCAGACCTAGTTATGACACTAGCGACAATGCCATGGAAGTCCGAAGATGACCGTGATGGATTTATTAATGAAATTGTTGCCATGAACAATGGTGAACTATACAAGCGTAATCTAGTGAGCGTGCGCTAATGTCAATGTTTGATATTTACAATAACCAGCGTGACAATCGTAATCGTGTTCAAAAGTTTATTGATGGTTTAGCACAGTCTGTAAGTGGCGGTCTATCTGACATTTCTTCTGGTCTAACAAAGGGTCTAACCTTTGGTTATGTTGGTACTAAGACAGCAGCACAAGGGCAGAAGACTACTGAAATTGCACAACAGATTTCTGATGAAGCACAATTTGCTGTTGATGATGCTGCAGTTAAAGCAAACAACACGCTCTTACTTCCTTGGCAGACACTTGTTCAACGACCAATTTCAACGGTTATGCTTGCTGCAAATGATGGATACCAACAGCAAGCAGTTGGTGAATCAAAAAATGTTAAAGGTCCATTCTTTGCTTACGACGTGCTTTCGGCTGCAACAAATCCAGAACTGTTTCGTAAGGCTTGGCTAGACTCACGTGGTGTATCGCCAATGCAAGCGTTTGTTGGATACATCGGTGACAATGTAAATGGCACTCAGGGAACAGACAAAATTGTCTGGTCAAATGAGAATGATGTTGCTGAATACTTTGACCATGGAATCCAGCGTTGGATTACTTGGTCTGGTGATACTGCACTAGCCTGGTACCTTGACCCTGGTGTAATAGCAGGTGCTGGACTTGGATTTGGTGTACGTAAGTATGTTACAAAACCAGTTAACTCAAAGAAAATGTCTCAGACAACTAAAGACATTGACGATGCCGTAATCAATCACATTGATAATGACTGGTCAACATTTGTTGGTTTTGCAAAAGAGAATGCTGGTAACTCACCGCTAATTGCTAGACACTCAATGGTTGCTGGCAACCGTCCACTTGCTGATGTAATTGCTAAGACCGCAAGTTACGGCAATGATACTGGAGACTACCAGCCTCTAGCACGTACACTTAAGGTTGCTATTGGTGACCCAAAGACCATAGATGAACTTGCTTACGATACAACTTTAACTGCTCAAGAACTAAGCAATCTAACTGGTGAAGTTTCAAGCATTAAACAAAGAATTGCAGACCTAAAGGGAAAGCCAATAACAAGTGGTTCAAGTCCATTTCTGATTGGTTCACAGCGCAAAAATGCCCTTGAGAACTACCGCCGCAATGTCTTAGTAACAAAGTTAGATGGACTAAAAGAAGAAGTTAAAGCGGTTCGCACTAACCTTGAAGTACTTGATGAGGTAATTGCTGAAGTACCAGTTGGTTCCATTGGAAGACAAACTGTATCAAGCATTAAAAGAATTGAACAGGGTAGAGTCAAGAACGCAATCAAGAATGATGCAAACTACTGGCAGACTGAGCGCATTGGTCCATTTGCTTATGCAACAAACTGGATAAGTCCAAGTGGAGTACTACAGGAATATCCTGCATACTATGCAACCCTTGGTGGTATTGCTGGTGACCGTTCACATCTTGAGTACGCTGCTCGTGTACGTCAATATGGAAAGTATGCTGGTAAGAGTGCTGACGAACAACGTGGACTTTACGGTAACTTTTACTCTCTTCGTGAGAAGACTCAACAATTACAAGCATTTGACGAACTTGACGAAAAAGTTATTGTTGACGTAATCAAAAAAGAAATTAAAATTCCTCAAAATGCAACTCCAGAACAAGTAAAGACATTTAACGAACTTGTACAAATTGTTGCAAGCAAGTCAACATCTCACCGCAATGCGATGATTACAAAACTTGTTGATGAGAATTACACCATTGACGATGGCTTTGGAAGTGCGGTATACCTAAAGGAACTTGCAAACTTCCAGGATTCAGTTGCGCTGCAGATTGCTCAGGAACGTGGTCCAGGTTCAAAGGTTACACAAAAAGATATTGAGGCTGCTAAGGCTGAAGTAAAAGCAATCTTTGCAAAGACACCTTCACGCTCACCTCAGGTGCCAGCAGTACACTTTGGTATTGACATCCGACAGTTCTCTAGAGTTGTTCGTGACAATAAGTCATCGTTACAGGCTATGTTTGATGAACTTGTAAACAACCCACGCTACAGGGAAATGGACCCTAAAGAGATTGTTGCTATATTCTCTGACAATAAATCCAGAGAAATGCTATACACCGAAAAAATTGCATCGGTACCAGAAAAGGGTTTGCGAGCCTGGGACACATCCCTAAGCGCTTTAGATACATTCTATACCCAGTACTGGAAGCCAACAACGCTTGCAAGTTTTAAGTATGCAACTCGTAACGTAGGTGACGGCTGGCAACGTGGTCTTGCTATCTCACTTGAATACTCACGTGACTATGGTGTACCAACACGAGAAATTTTAGCCTCTGCTTTTGATTCAGGTCTATGGCAACGTTACACAGGCAACAAAGAAAAGAAGTTTGAAGCGCAGAAGTCAAAGTATTTACTATACAAGTACCGTGAAGAGTTTAAAGAAATACAAGAAACATCAAACTCTCGTATTGCTGATGCTTTGTTTAGTACTAGCGACTCAGTATTTTCAACCTTTACTCAGGCTTTAAACTCCGCAGATGATATAGCAACCACATATGCTGCAGGTCGTGGACCAGCCGTACCAGTGATGGATGAGATACGAGAGTTCTCTCAAACATTTGGCTACCGAATCTTAGATTCCCAGAATGTTCCAGGTGGAGTTGACCAGCAACTGCTATCAAAGTTTGTAACTGGTGACCATGCTGGTGCGTTTGACATTTTAGCCTCTTCTGATGAACGCTTTGTGCTTGATACTCTTGCAGAATTGCAAAAGAGAATTAGAAAAGAACAAGATTCCATCAATGCAATCTTTGATAAAGAAGAGTTCTTCTTCTCTGTACCTAATGGTGCTCAGGTTCAACTTGGATTTATGTACAAGATGCTTGGACAGATGGATTATTCCATTCAGAATACCGCCAATGCTGCAATCTTAAAAGCAACAGCACGAAACAAGGCTGAAAACCTAATCAACAAGACAGATGTTCTGCGCAGTCTTGAGCGATACGGTGAAGGTGAGTTCCAAGTTACTAAGAGTGGCTTGATGATGGACGATTCATTTGCTGGAATTGTTGGCGATATGATGCGCAAGGAAATTAGTTCCGCAAATACCGTACTTGCTACCGTGTTTGGTGCAGACCGTGTGATAATTGGCAACATCCTTAACGGACGTGTGCGTCAAGACGTAGTATCTCCGTTCAATGTTGTTCCAAGAGAAGGCAATCAGACTGCTGCTACTGTAAATACGGAATGGGCACCTATTGCTGCAGACTATGCTAACCGTCAAATGCGTGATGCAGTAGCCAAGAAGTTAACTACCCTTGATACTGCAGACCCAGCAGCGATTGCACAGGTAACAGCGTGGGCTAAGTCAAATGACCCTGAGGCTGTTAAATGGCGTGAGTTAATGGCTATTACAATTAGCAATCTTGATAACAAGTATGACATTAACGACCCAATTAGTTACTTGGTACAAAACAATGCTTTGTTCCTAGAAGGAACATTGCCACGTTTTGGTATTGATGGTCGTGTTATTGCTCCATTAGTTGATGATGCAGGTAACTACATCCTAACTCGCCGTGGTGAAGTTATTCCTGGAACTGGAATTATTGCTGAAGAGTCAGGTCAATTAATACCTGGTTTACGTGCAAAGGCTGTTGAAGGCAAACTAACTTCCGAAGACATGAATGCTATTCCTGAGCGTCAACGTGTCAGTGTTACTGGAAACGTCCTTGAAGAAGAAACTGGTAACCTATGGCAACGTGGTGTACAGAAACTATTTGAAATCATTGGAACAAAACCAGAAGATTTGGCTGTAAAGAACCCAATCTACAGAATGATGTACCAAGCAGAGTCCAGAAGAATAGCAACACTATGGAAAGAATCTGGTCGCAGTGACGATTGGATTAATGCTAACTCAGATAAGTTGCGTGAATCAGCACATCGTGCTGCCTACAAGACTGTAATGGAACGTCTATATTCCGTACAGCGCAAGACTGACCCAGCAGAAACGCTGCGTTTGTTCTCTCCATTCTGGATGGCTAAGCAGAACTCAAACCGATTCTGGTTTGGTTATGCCGCTAGAAACCCACAAGCAATTCCACGCTACTTCCTAATCTGGTCATCTCCATCTCGTGTCTTTGACGTAGAGAATGAAGACGGAAAAGATGTAGAGTTTGTTAATCCGTTTGACCCTAAGGGTGCAGCAGTAAAGTTTACTTTACCTGAGACAGTTGCTTCCAAAATGGGAATGACTGAGGGTGACAGAATGTCAGCATCCCTTGGAACATACGACCTAATTAACAATGGTTTCTATCCAATCATGCCAGAGTTTGGTGCACCAGTTTATGACTTTGCGGCAAGTGGCACACTGCTTGCGCTATCTGGTTCACCAGTAGACCCAGAGCCACTGCTAATTAAGTTTGGTGTAGACCCAAATAAGGTTCGTGACTTGTTTGCTGGTTACGTTAAGACTGGAGCACCAGTATCTGAGCGTGATAAGTTCTTTAACTTCTTGATTAATCCAAACGCATGGATGCGTTCTGTATTAACTGCGTCTGAAGATACTCCATTGGCGAACAATGTTACTGGTTTCTTGGACCCATCAGCAGCAAATCGTTTCGCTGCTGGAGTTAATAAGAACTTTAAGTTCCTATACGAAGACTTTGCCAACAAGCAAGTTGTTGATGGTGTAGATTCTGACATCAACTATCTTGACCAGATTTCAACTATTGCTGATTTAACACAACAGGCTATTGGTCTTACTATCCAAGAGAACATGTGGGAAGCATTCCTTTCGTTTGTTGGTCCTGTTGGTTCCGTAAAGATAGAAAAGTATGCGGACATCAAGGCAAGAGAACTTCGTCAGTACCAGGATATGTACGGTTATGAAGAGGGCAAGTACCGCTTTATGATTGATAACACTAAGATTGCAGCCGATGGTTCTGTTGAAAGATACGGTTCCTACACGCTATCTATTGCTGAAGGCAATACACGTGAGACTAATCCATTTGGTGTGATAGCAACTCCACAAACAGTTAAGGCTATCAATAACAATAAAAACCTATGGGCTAGATTAACTCAAGCGTCAATGGGTAAAGATGTAACACCAGACAATAAAGTTGTTGGCATGTTGTTTAACATCGGAGATAGGAACAAAGACTTCTCCGAAACAGCAAATGCAAAACTGTATCAACTAAAGGTCAAGCGTGGAAATGTAAACCGTGAGGCTGAACAACGTGCTATGGCTGTTGATATGGGTTATGACGAATACTTTACCCTGCTGGATAAGTATGAGTCTGAGGCTGAAAGCAACGGTATTATTCCTGGCTCAAAAGAGTTTAAGAATATCTATGGCGATGACCTAAAGGCTGCAGAAGAAGGATTGGCAAAGCGTAATCCTATCTGGGCTAAGGAAAGCGCAATCTTTGATATGGGTAAGTCAAACCTAAATACTCAGATTATTCTTGAAGCCATGGGTGACGAGAAGTATGTCAACACTATTGTTAAAAACAATCGTGCACTAGAGGCTTTGTATTACTACATGGAGTACCGCAAGCCAATGGTTGAAGAACGTCTGAGTATATCAGATAACGAAAAGACAAACATCTACAACACTAATGCCTTTGATGACCTTGTTGCCCAGAAGGAAGATTTACTTAATCAGTTGATTGCGTGGGAACCAACGTTTGAACCAATAGCAAAGTACTACCTAAAGAGGGACCCACTACTTTCAGATGGCGAACTAGCGAGGATTAAATAATGAGCGAAATGTCAGGTCCAGCAGGACCAGGTAAAACGAGTAACCCTAAACCTAAGTTTACTCCGACACCTACGCCAACTCCTACTCCAACGCAATCAAAAGCACCTGGTGGATTTAGTTATGTTCCAAATCAAGGCGGCAATAAAGCCAAGACTGGTAGCGGAATTAAATTTAAAGGTAATGAGTTCGGCTCCAGAAGAGAACCAACAGACATTCTTTGGAATGAAGGTTCCTACGGTCAGACGCTTTCTTTCCGCACGATTGGTGATGCCAAGGACTATCTGAGTCCTTCAGTACCTGAATATTCATTTGTCAAGTCTGCTTATGAATCATGGGGCAAGGCTACCTACGGAAAGAAAACATTAAACTCTTTCTGGGAGCAAATTGTTGAAGATGCTGCAAATGCAAACACAACTCCTTGGAATGTCATTGCTGGTTTTCAGCAGCAAGCAAATGAACTTCCAGCAGGAACTGGAGCAGGAGCAAGTGGATACCGCTCTCAGGCTCCAAAGTTTATTGGCACCTCTCGTGCAGATGCTGACTTCTTTATTGAGTCCGCAATCTCAACTACCTTTGGTCGCTCTGCTACAAAGCAGGAAAAGGAAAACTTCTACAAGAAGTTAATTGCAGGTCAGAGGGCTGCTACAAAGCAAGCACAGCAGGGTAAGGGTGCTGGATTCTCCGAAGATAAATTTAAGCAAGACTTCCTTTACGAAACATTAAAGTCAGACTTGCAAAAAGACCCAGACGCAAAACTTATGGGTGATGCATTTGGTATTCAAAGTCAGATTGAACAGTATGCCAATGACATGGGATTAGTTAAAAATATCAAGACAATTAATCGTGATGTTCTTCGTGTCATAAAGGGAGAAAACTTAAACGATGTGCTTGGTTCCTACAAGGAAGAAGCAATCAATCTGTTTAAGCCGCTATCGGATAAGTTGCGCAACGACAAAACTCCTGACCTATTAAAAGGATTAACAGTTAAAGAAGCACTTACTCCATACACAAACTTTATTGAAGGAATGCTAGATAAAACTCCTAACTCAATAAAACTAACTGATGGCATTATGCAAAAGATTATTGGTTCAGATGCACTTCCAGATATGGGAACTGTGAACCAAATGGTTCGTCAGATGAGTGAGTTTAATAGCACAACCACAGCAAAGAGAGAAGCAGCAGACCTTGGTCTATCTTTTGTTAGAGCATTTAGAGGCGGAGCGTAATGGCTGACGAATTAACAGCATACAAAAACAACATTGATGTATTCAAGGCTTACCTATCTTTGATTAATATTGATGTTGCTGCCGAAGAAAATCAAAGTTGGATTCAGGAACTATTTAATCTTGCTAAGCCACAGATGGATGCTGGTGTAGACCAAAGTATTATTCCTGACTTAATATTAAAGTCAGAGAAGGCACCACCACAGTTCACCAATCGTTTTTCTGCGATGTTAAAGGCTAACAAGGATGCTATTGAAGGTGGCTTTGAAGCACCATACTCTTCAATCTCTGACTACATTACTGCAGAAAATGAATATCGTTCTAGATTACTCGCTGTGCCAGAGTTCAAGAAGTATGCAAAGACCGACAGCATTAAGAAGTTTATTGAAGGTGGAAACTCAGTAGGTGAAGTTGAAGATAGAATCAACAATGCCTTGTTCGCCGTTAAGGGTGCAGATGCTGGGCTTAAAGAACAAATTAAAAAGTTCTTTCCTGCAGCAAATGACGAAGATTTGGCTGATGCTTTACTTACTGGAACAACCGATGCGTTGTCACAAAAGCAGAGATTTGGTCAGGCTGAAATTTTAACTGAAGCAGCAACTGCTGGTATAAGTCTAGCCTCTGATGTTTCTGAACTTCAAAAGCGTGGAGTTACCCGTGAAATAGCAGCCAAGGGATTGCAACAGGTTGCTCGTGAGCGTACTGGTATTCAACAGGCTGCACGTATGTTTGGTGGAGAAGCACCAACACAGTCTGAACTTGAAGCAGAAGCACTTGGAACTGGTACAGAATCCGCTTCTGCTAAGCGTCTTCGTTCACAGGCTCGTGCACAGTTTGGTGGTCAAACAGGTATCACCACTGGTTCACTAAGTCGCAAGAAGCAAGTATAAAACTCTCGGTGGATTGACCGCCCCCACCGAGTAAAAGAGCGGTAGTACATACCAACCTACATACCCCTGTGTAGGAGTGAGACATGTACGAACAACAACTAATGTAAGGGAGATAGTTGCGATGAGCAACAATAATCAAGACTGGGACGATGACTTAGAGTTTGAGGATTACTCGGACGAACCATCACGTGGTTCATCTGATGATGTCCTAAAGAAAGTCAGACGTGCAGAACGTGCGAAAGACAAGCAACTCAAAGAACTGCAAGCCGAATTGGAAAGTTTGCGCAAGTTCCAACGGGAAGCAACAATCAGCCAAGTCTTGGCGGAGAAAGGTGTCAACCCAAAGGTTGCCAAATTCATTCCAGCAGATATTGAACTGTCCTCGGACAGCATCAGTAACTGGCTGACTGACAATGGTGACTTATTTGGTGTTGCTGCACCTGTACAACAATCAGCAGTTGATGTCAATGACATGGCTGCTTTGCGTCAAATAGATGCAGTAACATCTGGGGCTATTTCTCCAGATGATGTTAATGATGCGTTCAACATCATGAATAACGCTGGCTCTGCAGAGGAGTTACTAAACTTCCTCTACAGTCAAGGCGTAGAATAATCGCAAATCAATCTAACCCTAAGGAATAATCATGGCTGTAACAGGCTTATCGGGTGGTTCCGCCAATACCAATGGTGGTCTTGGTGGTGGACAGTACTCGTCCGCCAACAACGTTGGAACATTCACCCCATCAAACGCCGCAGGTCTAGTTCAGAAGGCATACGACCGCCTTGTTGAATTTGAACTTCGTGCAACCCCGTTGCTACGTTCAGTAGCAGACAAGAAGCCAGCACGTCAGGCAATGCCTGGTTCATCTGTAGCACTACAGATTTACAACGACATGGCTCAAGCAACAACAGCATTGTCGGAAGAAGTTGACCCAGCAGCAGTTGCTCTGTCAACTCCAGACATTGTGACTGTAACACTAAACGAATACGGTAACGCTACTCTAGTAAGCCGTAAACTACAGTTGATGTCACTTGCTGATGTTGACCCAGCAGTTGCAAACATCATTGCATTCAACATGGCTGATAGCATTGACGAGTTGGCTCAGACCGCTCTTCTAGCAGGAACCAATGTTCTATACGCAACTGGTGGAACAACTACCGCAACAACAACCTCAGGCATCACTGCAGATGACACAATCTCTGCTGCTGATATCCGCAAGGCTGTTGCTAAGTTGCGTACCAACAAGGCTAACGGACGTAAGGGTTCACTTTACTGGTGTGGTATTCACCCAGAAGTTTCCCACGACCTTCGTGCCGAAACTGGTGCTGCTTCATGGCGTAACCCACACGAGTACCAGAGCAATGATGCAATCTGGGCTGGCGAAATTGGTCAGTTTGAAGGTGCATACTTCATTGAGTCTCCTCGTCTAAAGAAGGCTGCAGATGGTGACAGCACAACTGTTTACCGCACCTTCATTGCAGGACAGCAAGCACTTGCTGAGGCTGTAGCCGAAGAACCACACGTGGTTATTGGTCCAGTCGTTGACCGTTTGATGCGTCAGCGTCCAATCGGTTGGTACGGTGTTCTAGGACACGCAGTATACCGCAACGATGCACTATACCGCATTGAGTCCGCTTCAAGCATTGCTTAATTAGCGACACTAATCTCATCCCTAAGTCATATAACGGGCTTAGGGATGGGGTTATGTTTCTAAACTAGAAGGAAAACATAATGGCTTATCTATTCGTACCACCAGTAATAGACCAGGGACCCATGGGTGGTGGCTGGCTATTCTGGAGATATACACGCAAGCAAGGAATTAGTGTATACCGCATTAACGGACAATGGTACGAAGAGCAATACCCTTGGCAGGATGACTTAGATGCTGCCGATGTTTTTTACTTAGGCGGACATGAATACTATGTTACCGAAACCGAAAAGGATGACCTTGAAGCGGCTGGCTACGAGGTGTTTACAGTATGAGTTTATTAGAATCGTTAACTGTTGTATCATTAGCCCTAGGTATTATTGCCTTGCTAGGTAAGTGGTTAGTTGTTAACCCATTAAAGTCTTACATTAAAGAACAGACATATCCTATCCAGCCTACGGCTAATGGTGGTCGCAGTCTTCCAGACATTGCCCGTACGGTGGACAGGATTGAAAAGCGTTTAGATGAGCACATTACATTACATCTTAAGGATGAACTATGAGTGGTAAGTACAACATTGTAGCCGAACAGGGTGCTACCTTTAACCTTAACTTTAGAGTTGAGACTGATGGTACTCCCTGGGATTTGTCTGATTACACATTTGCTATGCAGGTTCGCCGTTCCAGTTCTTCAACCACAACTCTGCTAGATGTTACTTCTGCAACTATGACTTCTGTAGGTCATGTTTCTGTTGAAGTTTCTGCTGCTGAAATGACCGATGTTCCTGCTGGTCGTTGGGTGTACGACATTGAACTTACATCTTCTGGTGATGAAGTTACACGTATTCTTGAAGGTCGCTTTATTGTCACCCCTGAGGTGACACAATAATGCCAGATTACACAGTTATTATTGAAGAAGAAGTTGTATCAACTACAGTTACTATTGAAGAAACTGTTACTGATGTTATTCTTGGTGAAGAAGTTTTGCAAGAAACTGTAGTTCTTGTTGACAACCAACAAGGTCCACAAGGAACTCAGGGAATTAATGGAAACATTGGACCCACAGGACCACTAGGTCCAACAGGTCCACAGGGACCGACTGGACCAACAGGACCAACAGGTCCGCTAGGACCAACGGGACCATTAGGTCCTACTGGTCCGACAGGACCACAGGGTATCCAAGGTGTAACTGGACCAATAGGAGTAACAGGACCTACAGGAGCCGAAGGACCACAAGGTCCAGTTGGTGATACGGGTCCTACAGGTCCTACTGGAAGTATTGGTGTTACGGGTCCTACTGGTGCTACTGGACCAACGGGAGCCGCAGGACCTACAGGTCCTACTGGTCCTCAAGGTGTACAAGGCATCCAAGGCGAGCAAGGTATACAAGGTATCACTGGTCCCACTGGTAGCACTGGTGCTACAGGTGACACAGGTCCAATAGGACCGACTGGTCCTACTGGTGCCACGGGTGCTACTGGCACTGCTGGTGATAAGTACGCAACAACATCTACATCTACTTTAACTATTGCTTCAAGCGGAACTTTAACTTTAACTATTGGTACTGGATTATCTTACTCCACCAACCAAACTGTTCTAGTTTCTTATGACATTTCAAATCACATGCACGCAGAGGTTGACACTTATAACTCTGGTACTGGTGTTATGGTTGCTCAGATTACTGACTCTGACGGTTCTGGAACTTACTCATCATGGGAAGTTAATCTTTCTGGTGCCGTAGGTATTGCAGGACCTACAGGTCCTACTGGTGCTGATTCCACCGTTCCTGGACCTACTGGTCCGATTGGTCCTACAGGACCGACTGGACCCACAGGTCCAACGGGACCTACTGGAGATACTGGACCTCAAGGGGTTCAAGGTATTCAAGGTGTTACTGGTGCAGTTGGACCAACGGGTCCGACTGGTGCAACGGGACCTACGGGAGCAACTGGACCAACGGGTGCTACTGGTGACGGTATTACTGCTGGTGTTATAACAATGTTTGCTGGTTCTACTGCACCATCTGGTTACTTCCTATGTGATGGTAGTGCTGTTGACCGAACAACTTATGCAACGCTTTATGGAGTTATTGGAACTACTTATGGTGTTGGCGATGGTTCAACAACGTTCAATCTTCCAAACTTAAAAGGTAAAATTCCTGTTGGTTTGAACGCTTCTGAAACAGAGTTTGATACACTTGGCGAAACTGGTGGTGCCAAAACTCACACATTAACAAGTGCTGAAATGCCAAGTCACTTGCATTCAGTTGACCCACCATCTACAAACTTTACTTCTGGCATTGAATCTGCCAACCATGCACACGGTGATGACCACATCCATTCTGGCGAAACCGCAACAATGGCAGGTGGCGTTAACGCAAATCATAGCCATGGTGGAACTTTATACGAATGGACTGGTGGCGCAATCTCTGGTTCTGGTAGAGTTTACTACACAAGAAACAGTAATGCTACCAATGGCGCACAGTCTATGGCTCCTGGAATTAATAGCGCAAATATAGACCATTATCATGGATTTGCTACAAATTCTAAATCATCACAAGGTTACGGAACTGCTACTGGTGGTGTTAGTGCTAACCATACTCATACTACCACTGTAGACATTGCTGCGTTTAACTCAGCATCAACTGGTGGTGGCGGAGCACATAACAACCTTCAGCCGTACATCGTACTTAACTACATCATTAAACATTAGGAGTTATCATGGCTTGCCGTACAGGTTGTCCAACTCAGGACTGTGAATCCTATGCAGATTGCTGCAAGGGTGTAGCAATCAATAAGTCCTCACTACGTCCATAGGCTAGTGTGGTAGGATTGTACCATGAATCCTAACCTAGTTATGATTGGCACACGGTCTAGACCGCACAATGCCATACGTGCATTTGAAGCACTCAAGAATATGAGTGTTGAATCTGATTTCCTTATTATCATAAATGAGGACCAGCAAGACCTCTATCCAGAAATAGAAGGGGTTAAGCGTGAGATTGTTCCAACTCCATTTGGTCCAAACGAAAAAGGAAACTATGTAGTCCATAGATACTGGGACTTGTACTCAACAATTACTGGTATAGATGATGACTGTCTGGTACAAACTCCAGGGTGGGATGCAATCATAACTGCACCCATAAAGGAACGTGGCTATGGGATATCCTATGGAAACGATGGTATGCAAAGTTCAAGCCTACCAACCAAAGTAACCATTTCATCAAACATTCTTAAAAGCCTGGGGTTCTTTTCCCCAAGAGTGTTAAAGCATTCCTTCTGTGATGACTTCTGGAAAATGCTTGGTGAGTCACTAAACGCTTTAGATTACTTTGAAAACGTTAACATGGAACACTTGCACTGGGCAAATGGTAAGGCTCCAATGGATGAAACTTACGAGTTAAATACTCGTGAGCAGTACTTAAAAGACAAAGAGGCTTATTCTCTTTACCTTCGTGACGAGTTTCATTTAGATGTGTGGCGCACTCAGGAAGCACTTGGACTATGAAGATTGCAGCCTACGCTATAGCCAAGAATGAGGCTAAGCATGTCAAGCAGTGGGTGGAGGCAACCAAGGGTGCCGATGTCCGAATTGTCCTAGATACTGGGTCAGAAGATAACACCTATGACCTACTGCAGAAGTACCCCGTAGAAGCCCACAGAGCCACGCTAAGCGACTTTAGGTTTGATGTGGCTAGGAACATGGCACTAGACCTTGTACCTGCTGACGTGGACGTGTGTGTCTCTATTGACATGGACGAGGTTCCTGACCCTGACTTCTTTGACAAAATAAGACAGGCTTGGAAGCCAGATACTGGCAGGGCTTGGGTTATGTGGGACACAGGCAATATCTGGGCTAACAATAACCGTGTTCATGCTAGACATGGTTATAGGTGGCGTTATCCTTGCCACGAAGTTATTCAGTCTGATGGTCCTGATAACTTGATAGTCGTTGAAACTTTGGTTACTCATAAACCAGACAACGACAAACCACGTAGTAGTTATCTAACACTGCTAGAACTGGGACATCAAGAAGACGCAACTGACCATCGTATGATTGTTTATCTAGCCCGTGAATATTACTTCAAGGGTATGTGGGAAAAACTCATAGAGGTTGGCAAAAAACTAGAAGATATTCCTGGTTGGAATGTTGAACGTGCTCAGACTTGGCGAGGTATAGGCGAAGCCTATTGCAAACTTGGCAACGAACGTGAAGGTCTTTACTGGTATCAACGTAACGTTGAAGAAGCACCTAATGACCTTGAGGCTTGGATGCCATTGGCTTTCTACTATTACGAACGTAAGATGTGGAACCATTGCTATCAAGCAGCAATCAAAGTAGAAGAACTTTCCCTTGAGTCTCATAATCATTATGTGGCTGACCAATCAATGCCGTGGAGAATGTACGACTTACTTGCTATTGCATGTTGGAACCTAGGTAAAAAGGGTTCTGCTAAAAAGTACGCACGTAAAGCAGTTGAACTCAATCCAGGCGATGAACGTCTAGTTAATAACTATGAGTTCATTATGACTCAGACTGTAAAGGATTACAAGAATGGCTTGTAGGAGCGGATGTCCTACCCAGGACCACGACTCTTGGGGTGATTGCCTAAGGGCATCAAACATACAGATGTCAACTGGAGATGCTAACGGCAATCTAGTTAGCAATGGCTGGACCAACAAGAAGTGGAACAACGAATTAAGTTTATACCGTGAAGCCCGTAAACAAGGCATTCAACCAGAAGGAACTTCCACAGCCCAAATTCGTAAGGCTATGGATGTAAGCGACAAGACAGGACACGCCTATGGCTCCGCTCTCTAAGAAGAAGGCAGCAAAGAAAGTTGCCAAAGTAATGAAAGAATATAAGGCTGGTACCTTGCACTCTGGTAAGGGTGGACCTACCGTTAAGTCTCGTAAACAAGCCGTTGCTATTGCAATGAGCGAAGCAAAGATGTCTAAGAAAAAAGGTAAGAAATAATGTGCGCTAACTGTGGATGTAACCACATCAACTATCAACATGAAATGCCTAAGATGCCAGGCTCGTACAAGGGTATTGACAAAGTAGATTACAACATGCCGAAGGTACCAGCAGTTCCTGCCATGCCACGGTCAACCAAGAAGGGTAAATAATATGCCAGGTCAACGTCAAGTAGGTGACGGTAAAGGTAGCGGCGGCGGTATGCGTAGCGGTGGTGGTGTAGTTAAGAAGATTAAGAACTCACCTGCTGCTAAAGACTTAAAGAAAGTTGCCAGTAACCCTAAGGCAAAAACTGCTGCAACTGTAGTTGGTACTATCGCTGTTGGAAAACTAGCACGTGACAAGGCTAACAGAAACGAAAAAGTTTACCGTAAAAACATGAAGAAAGTTGGAAAGTAATATGGCAATGAAACCAGTAAAACCAAAAAAGACTTCACAACCTAAGCCACAAGGTATGGTGCAACAGTTCGTCACTAAGCGAGATAAAGTTGCGCAAAATGCAATAGATAGTGCTTTCGGTGCGGTTAATAAAATTAATAAAGCAGGGTCAAAAACAACTATTAAAAAAGGTGGACCTCGCCCAACACGTATGGTACAGCCAGCAAAGCCTAAGCGCATGGCAAAAAAAGGTCGTTAATTATGGCAGTCAAGAAGGACCCACGACTAGCACGTGCAGGTGTTTCTGGCTACAACAAGCCGAAGCGTACACCTGGACATCCAACAAAGTCACACGTTGTTGTGGCTAAAGAAGGTACACAGGTTAAGACTATCCGCTTTGGTCAACAAGGTGTGACGGGTGATAGACAACCTACCGCACGACAGGCTTCGTTTAAAGCCCGTCACGCTAAAAACATTGCTAAGGGCAAGATGTCCGCAGCGTACTGGGCAGACAAGGTGAAATGGTGAAGAAGCAAGTTTGGGATAAACCAAACCCTAAATCAAAGTCCAAGAAGTTAACACCCAGTCAGATTGCTAGTGCTAAGGCTCGTGCTAAAAAGGCTGGACGTAAGTACCCAAACCTTATTGACAACATGGCTGTAGCCAAAGGGAAGAAGAAATAATGGCAACATTCGGTTCAATGACTGATGAGGTTGTACGTAAACTAGCAGGGTTTACGCTACGTCAAGACCGTCAGACACATCTCACTGCTGCAGTTAATTCAACAGCAACTACCATCAATGTTGCATCTGCACAGAATATCTCAACTGGTATTATCCAGATTGACGATGAACTAATCTACGTAGATTCCTATGACCGTTCTGCTGGTGTACTTAACATCCCACCTTATGGTCGTGGCTACAATGGCACACAACCAGCAACGCACCAGAATGGTGCACGAGTAATTATCTCTCCTACATTCCCATCTGTGGATGTCAAGGGTGCAATCAATGAAACCATTGAAGCAGTGTTCCCTGACCTATACACCACAGGTACACACACCTTCTCGTTCTCTCCTGCTAAGTCAACCTATGCGTTGCCTGAAGAAGTAGAAACAGTATTGGCGGTTGCTTATGAAACTACTGGTCCTTCTAAAGAATGGCTTCCTGTTCGTGGTTATCGGGTTGACCCTATGGCTAATGTTGATGCTTTTGGTTCTCGCAATAGTATTACTTTGCTATCTGGTGTTGAGTCTGGTCGCACTGTCCAAATTTTCTATACCTCTGCTCCTGCCGTAATGGACTCAAACGATGATGACTTTGAAACAGTTACAGGTTTACCTGCATCCTGCAAGGATGTCATCGTCCTTGGAGCATCTGCTCGTCTAGCATCCTTCATTGACCCAGGTCGCTTGACCTTTGGTTCTGCTGAGTCAGACCAACAGTCACAGATTGCTGGTCGTTCCTATGGTGCTGGTACTAACGCATCTAAATACCTTCTTGCCTTGTTTGATAAGCGTCTTGCTGAAGAGACACGCAAACTACAAGACCGCAATCCAATCCGTATCCACTTCACCCGATAGGTAAATCATGGCAGCCCGTCAATATCGTTCAACTGTTGAGGCTAAGACACTTAGCGCATCAATTAATAATAGCATTGGAAGCATGACAGTTAACACTGCAAGTACGCTTCCTAACTCTTTTCCTTATACGCTAGTAATTGACCCAGATACTGCAACGGAAGAAATTGTAACAGTTACTGCGTCAAGTGGTGGTGGTACAACTTTAGCAATTACCCGTGGTCAAGATGGCACCTCGGCACAAGCACACGATTCAGGTGCCGTTGTTAAGCACATGATTACTGCTCGTGACTTACAGGAACCACAGGACCATATTGCTGCCACTTCTGCAGTTCATGGTGTAACTGGTTCAGTTGTTGGTACATCAGACACACAAACTCTAACTAACAAAACAGTTAACCTAACTAACAACACTTTAACTGGCACAACTGCACAGTTTAATACTGCACTGTCTGATG